GCCTTGGCCACGTAAGGACGGTACTATGCCCACCTGAGCCGTTGGTTCCCTTGTTGTATGGGCCTTTGAGTTTTTAAATCAGCACGAGCCATAGCGGCCTTGTCCGCAGAATGGCCTCAGTCCTGCCATTCTGGAACGTCTACTAATTTCTTCGAACGAGATATCTTCCCACGTAGGGTTTTGCCTCCGCTGCGGGCCACTGGTGCGGCAGCGACAGGTGTTGTCTCATCTTCTCTGGGTGCGATGGCTGGTGGTGTCGCGGCTTCTGGGGTGGGTGCGTCCAGGTCATTCGCCAAGTCACTGGGTACAGTGAGTGGAGAAATACAGGAGTCGCTTGGGTCAGCCAGCAGGTCTCTCCCGTGGCGCCTGCCTGCGCCGGCCTCAGACCCGTAGCTAGCCCTGGGGTGTGATACAGTAGTGTTGCCGTCCACCTGCGTGTAGCTCAGCTTGGAACGGCGCTTGAGCCTGAACAGGGTCGAGCTGCTCTCAGAGAAGGGGCTTGCCATAGTCAACTCCGAGCGGGCAAGGTAGGCGTAATCCACAATCGGCTCTAGGCTTGTGCCAAACGCTGACTTGACTGCAAAGTCCTTTAGCCATGAGCTAGTCGTGGCATCTTGCCCCTCCGCCCAGTTCCTGTCCAACCCCGCTGCCTCGTGCACACCTACTAGCACCGAGACTGAGTCAAGTGTGGCGCGGTTGCCGCCTGGTGGCATGAGTGTTGATAAGTCTTTGTATATCATCGTGAACATCTTCGAGACCTTGTCAGCTGACAGAGCCCACGCTTCCGCCAGGCCCACCTTGCCGGAGCGTCTGAGTGACCTGTGCATCTCAGCCACTGTCTGGTGGGCTTTGTTTGTGTGCTTTGCGCAGGAACGTGCGAAAACTTCGTAGCACGACCTAGCAACAGCCTGCAACGCTTCCGCCGCTGGAGCAGAGCCCTGTGACTGGGTCGCTAGCACTGCCAAGGCCTTGGCTTTGGCCTCGTAGCTTAACAGTTCCGCTAGGATAGGGGGAGGGACTCCATCACCCTGGTCCTTGGCGGTGCGGGCAAGGTACGCTGCATGAGCGTAGTGGCGCTTGTGCCTGGCAGACCAGTAGCGTGCCACGTTTGGGTACAGGGTCGACTCTGAGTACGGGACATCCATGTGGCATAGCTCACCCATGGAGCTGTGCAGGAGTCTGTGCCATGCTTTGTAGGCACTCTTGGCGAACAAGACGAATGCCTTGGGCGACGCCTTGTCTACCTGCTGGAGTTGCGCATGCTTCGCTGCCCTATAGTACCGGTCAAGTGTGTGCATCATCGGTTGGAGGATGTTCGCTCGCTTGCATATCTCAAAAGCCTCAGAGCACTCAGCTGCTGTTGGCTCAAGGGTGGCTCTTGCTTCTGCCATTTGTGTGTCGTCGCCGGTGTAGTTGAGCAACTGCTTCTGTGCAGACGCTATCAGTGCCATGCACTTGTCAGAGAAAGCACTGGACGCTGCCCGCCCCACCACACGTATGGCCAGTATACGCAACACAGCATCTGACTGCTTTGGTTTCTCTGTGGCTGCTACAGCGGACGCGACAGGTGACAAGTAAGACGTCATGGTAGAGGCCGGTGTGCTTGGGAGCTGGCTGCGCATGCTCTTGTACTTGGAGTACAGCTTGGCACTGGTCTCCATGTACTTCATGATCTGGAGCGAGTCACTCTGGAAGTCGCTGAACAGGTCGACTGCAGAGCTGACACATGACCCACTCAGAGCTTTGATCATCTGTGCAACCAGCGGTGGCCCCACGGCAGAGCGCAGCGGCCTCATCTGCTTGGTGCCCTTGACCAAAAACACAGGCTCCACCCAGGCAGCAAGCTCAGATATGGTGAAGTTGCGGCACATGTTTGCAGCGCACAGGGCCGCTGCCATGGCGGCTGCATGGTTAACGTGCCCTCTCCGCCCATCGTCAACGGTCTTCCTGACTTCTATCATGGACTCAACTGTGACGTACTGCTTTTGCAGCTCCTTCCGGACGCCGTAACCACTAGTCTGTGGGGCAAACTGGACGCTTTGTATGGATCTGAAAGGGTCTGGCACTTCGTCAACGACAAGTAGCTCCTGCAGCGCTTCAACGCCGTAGATGGCATCAAGCACACGTTTGACACCTTCTGAACCGACTGTGCTGTTGCACATGAGTAACACGTCAACTGCGGTGTTCACAGCAGCTCTCTCCGTGCTAGTCCAAAGTTCAGCCCCGCGACTGGCGGTGGTCGCTGACTTACTCGGCTCCAGGATCCCATACACTGCACCACCAGCCAGCTCGTGTGCACAAAGGTCTGCCACAGGGCCATCGGAAGCAAGCACAAGGGAGAAACGGGGCCCACGCGGTGGTGTTTCTACACTCACGTCTTTGCACGCCTGCCCGAATTCCCAAACAAAGTCCTGCCACTCCAGGTTCTTCGCGCCGGCGCCACAGCTGGATGCAAGCCGGCTCACAGCCGAGAGGTACTGCATGGACCTGTACGTCGTAGCACGCCGCGCCTTTCCCAGGTCAGTCTCACCCAGCAACATTGTGGCTGTAGCTGAAGATGTGACTCTCTCTACATCTGCCTGCAGGACACTGTGTGGGTGACACAGGACGAGTGCTTGCACCACAGTACCTGGCAGCACAGAGTAGCAGCTGCTGAGGTACTTGATGCATGTCTCTTTGTGCTTCTTGAGGCCATCCAGCCGGCTGTAAACCGCTGCCAATTTTGACTTCCTCAAGAACCTGTGTATGACTGTGCTAGGCGCCTCCAGCACACGGTTGTGCTTAACTGTGAACGTTGAACCGCACGAGTGGAGCTCAAGTTTGCGTGACTGGGACAGCGTCTTGACAAAGCGTGAGACGTGAGCAGTCATCACTGTCTTGTTGGTCAAGTGCTTGAACAGGCAATAGAGCACGTCGTCGAACAGGTTTGTGCCTGAGTTAATAACCCAGTTCGATTCAAGCGGGTGCCCAAGGCCTCCCATTGCGACTGGCGTGACCAAGGCCACTGCGACCAACTTGGGTGACCGCTTGCACGCACTAGGGAGGACATCAACGACCTTCAGTGACGACATCATCAACGAGGCAGCCAGCGTGGAGAGCCTGTCCCTACCGTCCTCCATGGCGCTAGAGCAGCTAGCAGCTACGTTCGCTACTACATCAACTAGGCTAGGGGCCCTGTGGCTGGTCTCAACGTATGCGCGCTGTATCGCTCTGCCAGGGACACTCTCGCGGCCCCGCTTCGAGATCTGCATCCCTGTCAGAATGGCGCCATCCAAAGAGCGGGTGTTCTTTTCTTCGTTGGTGCCAAGTCCTACCCTGTTGTACGCCACACATATTGCATCCTCGACTGCCCTGAGCTTTTTTGCAAGAATGGGGTCAAGACCTGACTTGCCACCTACTCTCCCTTCGTGCTTGACGGCTAGGTGGAACAGGTGGTCATCCATAAAGTACAGCAAGTCCAGGGGCTTCTCGCCACGGAGGTTGTCCACTTGACCGGCAAGTTCTGTGTTGACAAAGACTAGGCATCCTGCAAGCATGAGCTGCCAAACGGCATTGCGCATGCCTTGGCCGTCACCACCTGTTGGGTTCTCAAAGCTCGCGAAGTGGTCCCCGTAGACGCAACAAATGTCTTGCTGTTGCAGCATGTCAGGTATGTTGGATATCCACTCTTGGTCAAAGAACTCGCTCACTACCTCGAAAACTGCCTTCTGGAGGCTGTACGAGAGTGAGTGACCAAACTTCACAAAGTCAGTTGCAAGGAAGAACCCGACATAACCTTCTGCGTCGTGCGTGCTAAGCACCATGTCGTGGACGGCACGTTCTCTCTTACCTGGTGACGCTGCCAGCAGACTGCCACCAATCTGGTCCACGTACGGCAGGAGGTTGTTCGTGACTGCTGAGTTGGCCTTACGGATGTCTGACCTCTCACTGGTGACTGCACGGCCACCCTCCTTACTCTCAGGTTTCACACCCACGTGGACTTTTACCCTTGAGCTGCAGCCACCTTTGAAATACGCTACGGCTGCTCTGCATTCCCTGTCCTTATCGTGCTCGGTGAAGTACAGGATCTCACGGCGCAACATCACAGAAGCCCCGTTGAAGGTCTTGGCGCCTGTGAGGATGTCTTCTGAGTAGGGTATGTTGGACTTGTCCCGAGCTATCGACGCAGTTGCATCAAAGCTCGCAACCCCACGCATGTCCCAGTCGGCCATTGCGACAACCTTGTCATCCAAGCTCGAGAACTCATCCAGGTCGATCAGCGCCTCGTCGAACCCCTTTGGGGAGGTGCCATGCCTAGACTTGTAGCAGAGGCCAAGTTGCAGCTTGATGGCAAGCTTCAGCTTTGACAACGCAGCCGCATCAGGCTGGTGGGTGATGTCGTAGACACGCTTCGCCTCAGACGCTAGGAGCGGCACACTGAACCGGCACAGCGGTACGCACCGTGCCAACCGCGCCCAGTGGTACGCACTAACGGTTCTGGGCCGTGCACGCATGTAGGAGTCCAGCACCGATGCACAAGGGACGCTCGACAGCCTGACAGCAGCCACACAGTCCTCAACTGTCACATACTTGCCATCTCGGCGAAACGCTCGGATGTCAACCTGCTTGACGTCCAGCTCGAAGTCCCTATGGGCGCAACTCAAGTAGTTTGCTTCGTCGTCGCTCAAGTTGGCACCAGCCTTCCACAGAGATTTGAGTGCTCTGTAGTAGGCTGCGCACTCGCTGGCACCAGCTGAGCTCCCTAGGTCAACAGCAGCGCTGATTGCCTCCTGCACGAGCTCTATGGCCAGCCCAATGTCCTTCTTGGAGGCGACATGAGCCACATCACCATCCACTAACATGACACCATCCTTAGTGGCGTACACAGAGCGGCAGTCACCTATGCCGACACAGACGATGCGAGAGCCTATCTCAGCAAGCTCGCTTGCCACAGCCTTCACCTTGATCTTCGCCAGCTCAATCAGCTCCGCCTGGCCATATTTGCCAGCATCCTCCAGTTCGTCCATCCTGTCATCCAGGTCATCCAACTCCTCTTTGACGCTGGAGTTCATGGCTATGGACAAGTACGCGTCAGTCACGTTATCCTCGTCTTCCGACTCAAACCACAGCTTCGATGCAATTGACTTCGCAAGGCGTGTCTTCAAGCCAGGGTAGCGTGAAACACGAGACATGCGTGCGCACAAACCGACCAAGCGCTTCAGGCCCCTTTCCATGCTCACTAGCTGTGCAATCTCCACGGAGCACTTTGCCAGCACACCCAGGTGGTCAAACACTGCCTCTTGCGTGCTCATGGCAGCGGGCGCTGTTACCTGTGCTGCAGCACTTGCCACTGTACATGCTGTTGTCACAGCTGACTTTGCCAGACTGTCGTAAGAAACCTGCGACAGGGCAGCCAACAACCGCAGGGTCGCCTTGGAGTCCCCATGAACCCTCCTGAGGCTCAGGTGTGGCAACAATAGACCCATGTCGCGTGGGTTGGCCTCACACTTGAGGGTTGAATACAGTGCCTCCCTGGTCTCAACACCTAGGCATGACCACCTGCCAACGCGACACTCAAACGCCCGCTTACCACGGAACATCCGGCTGCGACCATTGTCGCTGTAGCGCTTCTCCACAGGGACGGTGCTGATTGCATCAGCCAGCACATCGCGGTACACCAGGGCACCATCGGCCACGCGCACGTCCGACCTGTATTGGTCCAAGGGGTAGTCGCAGTGGAGCAGCTTACCAGTGATAGACAGACCCAACACTGCGTGGTGGGAGTCTAGTAGGTAGCAGTTTGCATTCCTAACAGCCATCGTTCAACAAGC